TCGGTATGGGTATGCTATTCGAAGGTATCAACTCATTCAAAAAATTTGCTAAGGATATAGCTGATCGTGCTAATTCATAGCGAACTACTTAAGTGGATTGGCACTATCAGTTTTCTGTTAGCTGCCATTCTACTATCTTCTAATATTGAAATGTCTCGATTTGGTTTCTTTATATTTTTATTTGGTCATTTGGTCTTATCGCTTCTCTTCTATAAAATGAATGATAAGCCAATGTTTATACAAAATTTCTTCTTCATATTTGTAGATTTATGGGGAATTTATAGGTGGTTTATAGTATGAATTATTATTCAATTATGGATGACGCAACAAGTCGCGAAGCAGAGGTGTTTATCGAAGGTAAACAAGTTACTCTTAAAAAATATGAATTTAATCCACGTCGTAAATTAGTTGATACCGAAGAATTAATTGGTATTGATTATAAGTATGCGCAAACTCTTGCCGAAGAATGGGTTGAACAAGGAAAAACTGAAATTAATTACCCAGACTGGTAATTTTATGGTATAATAGAACCTATGAGTACACCTAAGTGGAAAAAGAAACAGAATCAAAATAAACATCTGATCGCAAAACAAAAACGTAAGTACGATGAGTTGTTTAAACCTGATCCGAATTACAAAGAAACATGGAAGCCATTAAAATGGGGTGTAGAAACACGAACTACACGACATATTCCATCTTTAACATCAACTCAAGGCAATACAGCTAAAGTTGAAAGTAAGCAGTATACTGGTGATTATATTGTAGGAATTGCCACTATGCATAAATCTAACCTTGTGCCAGTTTGTCGTGATGATAATCCTGAGCATTACTCTACTATGAGGAGAAATTAAATGAGTGAAAATGAAACAAGAAACAAATACCTAAAAGCACTACGTGAGAATGTATGTAATGTTAAATTCTCAAAAGTAAATGGTGAAGAGCGAGATATGAAATGTACTCTTAACTTTGATGTTATTCCTGAAGCACATCTACCAAAAGATAAGAACGCTAATACTCAAAATAGTTTTGAGGTGATTCGAGTGTTTGATCTTGAGAAAGAAGGTTGGAGAGCTTTTAGAATTGAGAACGTAAAAGAATTTTTTGCAATTTAATATGTACTTTCCCCAAAAACTATGTTATAATAGATACATTATATTGAACAAGGATCTATGATGGCAGTAGTTAAAAGAAAAAAGACTGGACCTGTTAGACGTAAAACTGGTTTAGCAGCAGTTCCAGTCGAAAGTGGATGGGATGTTATTAAACATTATTTTCATTATGAAATTGATGGTAAGCAATTATCTGATATTGTGAAAACATATATTCGTAAGAATTTTTCAAAGTCAGATGCTAAACTAGCTCTTGCAAATCCTGAATATTCTTTTAGAATGTTCTCTCATTATGCAGCAACAGCATTTATGCTTGAAGATAATAATTTTAAATTCGAAGGTAAAATTGCTAATTATCCAGTTGCATTAAAGAATTATATAAAAACACTTATAGAGAGTGGTAAATCACTTATCGCTGAAAAAGAAGAAGAGACCAATGTTATAACATTAACTCCTCAACAACGTTTAGAGAACAAAGTCCTCGAGACTATTGGCGCTGATTTAGACGAGCTTGAAGATCAGTGGATTCGTGGTGAAGAAACTGAACTTGATATTTACAATGCAATGCAAAGACATGATCTAAAAGGAATGGCTGTCCCAATCCTTATTAAGAAATTAGATTTTATGTTGCTTGAATATACTGATGCTTATGATAAGAAATGTGAACAAGCTGTTGAAGCATATTCTCATCTAACACGTAAAGAACAAAAGCGTCGTATTGATGCTATTCAAAAAATGATTGATGATTTAAATTCGTTTAAGTCTGCACAAAAAGCTAAGCGAGCACCTCGTCAACCAAAAGTCAAAGCTGCTGATAAACAAGTAGCTAAGATGAATTATAAAAAAGAAGATAATGAATTTAAGATTGCTTCTGTTAATCCTATGACTCTTGTAGGTGCAGGTAAAGTATTCTTATTCAATACAAAATATAGACAACTTACTTGTTTAATTACAAATTCTGCAAGTAAAGGATTTGAAGTATCAGGTTCAACAATTAAAAATGTTGATGAGAATATATCTTGGAAAATGACGTTACGTAAACCTGAAGATATACTTCCAGTGATATTGTCTAAAACTGCTAATCAAATTGATAAGGCAATATCGAAGTTAACAACGAAAAAAGCAAAGGCGAATGGTCGTGTTAATGCTGAAGTAGTTATATTAAGGGTTTTATAATGATAGATCAAGATGCAATACTAACAAAGAAAAGATTTACTAAGATGATTGAAGAGTGTGTGAACATTAAAAAGATGAGTTATATGGATGCTATTCTTTTTATATGTGAAAAACGTAACTTAGATCCAGTAGATATTAAAAAGTTTGTTACACCTCCAATCAAAGAGAAACTTGAAGCTGAAGCTATTTCATTAAGATTAATACAGAATGATGGAAGCAAATTACCGGTATGATAATGATCGAACCGTTTGAAAGTTATCGATATTACCAAGCATTAAAACTACACTTTGAATCAGATAGTTATGATGCTACAAAATATAATTATAAAACTTCTGCTAAACCTCAGTCGTTTTGGAAACGTAAAGATAAGTTATTCTTTACAAAGGTTGGCCGTAAGTTTAAAAAACCTATTGACCTAATCAACTTTTATGTTGCTAACTTTGTTAATGACGTGAAGTGGGTTGGTGAAATGTTGGAAGATGATTCTTATGACAAATGGCAAAAGAAGATTCAATCCATCTCATATATGTTTGAACAAGACCTCTATAAGTTGTCAGAGCACGTCGACACTTTTGACGAGTTGTTCAACATAGACGTGCATCCATTTGTAGTCACAAAGTTTCTTGAAGAAGAGATTAATCTAGAGACTGTAGTGATTATAAATAAATTAACCAGCTTTATGAACAAAGCTGATAGAGAAATCAGTGAAACCATCGTGTGGCCTGATGTCTCTAAAAAAATCCGGAAGTACGGTCCATTCATTAATGTCGATATGGCAAAGATGAAAAAAATTGTACTAAAGGTATTTACATCATGATACAATTATGATATAATAGAAACCTATATTATGAATAACGTGGATAAACTGTAATACAACGCAATATAAGGAATAAAATATGTCTTTTGCAAACCTCAAAGGCCGTACGGCCGACATCTCTAAACTCGTCGCTGCAGCTGAACAAGCTGGTGGTGGTGCTAATACAGAAAAAAAATCCTACATCGATGATCGCTACTGGCAGCCAGAAGTAGATAAATCTGGTAACGGCTATGCTGTTATTCGTTTTCTACCTGCAGCTGAAGGTGAGGATCTTCCATGGGTTCGCTATTGGGATCACGGATTTAAAGGACCAACTGGTTTATGGTATATTGAAAACTCACGTACTACAATCGGTGAAAACGATCCTGTATCTGAAATGAATTCTGTTCTATGGAATTCTGGTAACGAAGATGATAAGAAAATTGTACGCGAACGTAAGCGTCGTCTACATTATGTCTCTAACATCATGGTTATCTCTGATCCTGCTAATCCTGCAAATGAAGGTAAAGTATTCTTGTACAAGTTTGGAAAGAAAATCTTTGACAAGATTATGGATGTAATGCAACCTGCATTCCAAGATGAGCAACCAGTAAATCCTTTTGATTTCTGGGAAGGCGCTAACTTTAAACTTAAGATTCGTAAAGTTGAAGGTTATCGTAACTATGATAAGTCTGAGTTTGATGCAGCAACACAACTTGCTGATGATGCACAACTTGAAACTATCTACAATAAGCTACATTCATTAAAAGATATTACTGATCCTAAGAACTTTAAGTCTTATGAAGAACTTAAGGCTAAACTAAATAGAGTTCTTGGTGAAGAAGGTGCAGTACTTACAACTGCTGAGTCAGTTGATTTAGATACAACTGCAGCTGCTCCATCTTTTAATACTGCTGCTGAGCCAGAAGTACATTACGCTTCTGCACCAGGTGAAGCTGTAGCAAATGATGATGATGACGATACTATGTCGTATTTTTCTAAGCTTGCAAATTCTTAGTGTTAAGGAGGTGAGAAACTCTAGGAAATAAAGCGAGGGGGACAGGATGTCCCCCTTTTTTTATAGGTTATCTGCAGGATCAGTCGAAGTTGACTGTTTAACAGGTGCATTTGGCATAACTACACTGTTGTTATTATTTACAGGTGCAACATTATTATTAACAGTTATACCCATTCTATCTCTATTAATAATCTCAGAAAGAGCTTCAAAATCACCAGTATTA